ACCTTATCTCCGTTTAAAGACTTTTCAACTAAAGAGTTAAAGGATTGACCTGTTAAATCTGAGTAAGTTTCGATTGCTAATTTCATCGGAGTTGTCATAATCGTGTGTTTTGCTTTGTTTGTTGATACAAAGATAGACCCTTTTTTTACATCTGCAAATTTTATTCACATTATTGTAAAAAGAAAAGCCCCACTACAAGAGTGAGGCGATTCAATTGATATGCCACGTATCAACTTTGTATTGCTGCTTTGAATTTCTTCCAGTTATCAAGGGCTTCGTCAGAGCCGCTCCGACCCATTAACCAAAGCATATTAACCGCTTCTTCCTTAGTCTCCAGAACTATTGTGATTGGCTCGAACTTCTCTTCCTCTTCTTCAAATGGGTTAGGGATGGGGTTGAAGTAGTCCATACACCAATCGTTGGAAGATTCTCCTACTGGGGTTCTTTCACTTTCTTTTACACACGTGCCTATCTTGTCCTCTTTGAAAAAGACTACCGTGCCTTTTCTGCTCTTCCCATAACAAGGGAAATTCCATTTCTCTGACTTCTCTTTAAATACTTTCATTTCTAATTGCTTTACGTACCTGTTTAATTGCTTCTTTCATTTCCTCTAATGTCTTTGTTAGGTCAGACAGGGATTGTTCTAGGGTTGGTTCTGGTTTACTCTTTAACTCATCATGGAGGTTGTTCCAATATTCAAACCTCTCTGGGCTATCCGTCCAGCAAAATCCTCCCGATAAAGCCTCGGCTAGACTGCCTGCCTCATTGCAATAACTAAAGTGTTTATCATAGTTGTGGATTGCCAGTATCCGATAGGGCTGGTTAAGTTCTTCGTACCATTCTAGCATTGGTTTCATAGCGTTGTTTTTTGTAAAGGTAAACTATTTATTTGATTCTACAAGTCCGACTGCTCAGTTCCTTTCTTATCCATTGAGTAGGCTAAGTGAGTGAAAATTTGCTTGATAGGTAGTTTCGTTATATCATTCATTTTTAGAATGTCCTCTCCAGCCAATGTAAGGATTAAACTGTACCACCCCCATCTTTCGGTGAAATCATCTGCTGTGCTATTTCCATTAAAGACTGCTGAATATTGTTCAAATATTCCGTCTCGCTCTCGCAAAAAAAAACCATAGCCCCTAAGAACCAACTTGCAGGAACATCCTTTAAATCATCGTTCGTACCTTCGTATAGCACTATACTATACTTATCTAAATAAAGTCGCTCTATGGGTCTGTAAAGGATTGACATTATCTTATGAGCGTTAGATACTAAGTCCTTGGAATAGTTCTCTATGTCTATCCACTCTCCACCCGTTAACTTATCCCAGTCATTTATGAAGCCGTAGTCAATGTCTTTATGCTTTACAACTTTAAAGAAACGAGGGTCTTCATCTTGCATCAACTCAGATAGATGTTCGTGGGCTTTGTCTATAGCTGTCACTGATGCCTTCCTTAAGTCTACATCTGTGAACAATGCTATACCCTTAAACTTATCTAGTCCCTTGTGCCATTGCTGGTACTGGTCTAAACTTATATCCTGAAAGTCTGCTGGTAGTATTATCTTCATCTTATTCCGTATTGTCCGTAGTTAGGTCTGCTTATTCTCTTGGTTGCTACATATCTCACTGCGTCCCAAGCATGGTTAAAAGCGTCTATAGGTACATTAGTTATATCTCCGTTCCTGTCTACCTTGTACTTATAGTTCTTTGCCTCTTTGATTAGGTTAACACTCCTGGGAGTGATGAATATCTTGTGTCTCTTGATAGTCTCTATACCGTATGCGATTGAATCCTTACCCTTATCACACTTAACTACTCTTAACCCCCTATTCGTTAGTTCCTTTATGCTCTTAGGCTCTGCACTATCTGCAACTCCATTACTTAGTAGGTGTGTTTCTTTGAGGAGGTTGTATAGTTCTGGATTAGTTAAACCTGTTCTGTAGATTATCTCATCTAAGTAGATACACCCATCTAAAAGGTAGAGGTCTATTACTGTGCTAGGGTCGTTTGAATAACCGAAGTCCATACCATAACCTAAGTATTCTGCATCCTCTGGAATCTCTGCCTCTGACCATCTAGGAAAGACCACCTCTTTAGGCACTCCTAACTCTCCTAAACCGTATACCCTCCAAAGCTGCTCGTCTATGTCTCTGAGGGATACAATAGCATCTACAATGGACTGCTCCAAGAATGGGTTATCTTTATAGGTAGACCTTATCCAGCGTGTAGTCTTACCCTTTAGCTTATGTACCTTAGTATGAATCCAGAACTCCTCCGATGGGTTGAAGTCAATGTATATCTGCCCTGTGGTTCTCATGTACAACTGGTAGAAGTCGTCCCAGTTTAGTTCATTCGCCTCATTGATATAAAGCAGGTCTCTCTTTGCTCCACGTTTCTTTTGAGGTTGGTCTAACGAAAGGAACTCAATCAAGTTTCCATTCAGGGTGTAAGTGCTGTCTGACTTGTTATGTTTCCTCTGGTCGTATAAGCCATGAGCGTTGAGTATCTCCAGGAAGTCTCTTATGACTGTTTGCTTCAATGAAGGTAGGGTCTTTCTGACAATAGAAATAACCTTACCCGTGTGCTCAAAGCAATAGGACAAGGCTATCATCTGAACTAATGAATAGGTTTTACTACTCCTTGAACCACCTTGATTAATTACTATGTCTTCAGTAGCCTCTAAGTTCTGTAGGAATATGTCAGTCGTCTTAACGTTCACTTACGCCTTATGATATTTAGGATAGGTTATCTTACACTCCTTAACAAATGCTTTGGCAGAGGCTAGGCTAATGAAGGTAGCTTCTAAACGGTTGTGTCTATATAAGTCAAAGTTATAGTTACTCCTATTCTCAAAGTAATACTTGTCTCTATAAGGTTGAAAGGCTTCTCCATCTATGTCTATTGCAAACCACCAAGACACGGGGTTGTTACCAAAGTCTTCTAAGCTGCCTTGAACTAGGAAGCAATTCTTACTCGTTTGTTTAATCCTGTACTTCATCTTTGTTTGTTTTAACTACTGTGAAGGTAATGTTTTTAACCCCTTCCTCTGAGGTTACTTCTAACCTTTCTTTAGGCTTACCCCAGTAATACTCTGCAAATATCTTAACAGCCCACCCTTGGGTCTGTTCTAAGCCTCTCTGCATTGCTCCTATGAACTCATCTTCTAATGGACTTAGCCTATCAATGATTTCTTGCTCATCTGCTTTAGGAGGTCTGCCTCCTTTATTGCCTTTCGTGCCTCTATTGTTTACCCTTCCATCCATGTTGTAACTTTTATAATGAAGTTCTTATTGATAGAAACTACTCTGTCTTTAAAACCATTGGTATCTATTACTGCTATGTGTAGCTGACCTCCAGAATCATCTATATTAGTGTAGTCTAATACTACTGGGTCGGAGTTTGATAATTCTATTTCTATCTTTCTCATGGCTTTATTTTGAATCAGTATTAAATTTGTTAACTAAAGTCTTAGTTGGTAGGTGGTTTTGGTTTATCTTATTTCATCAAATGTCTGTGGGCTTACTTTACATGGAGCGTTGTAGTTCTTACCGCTCTTTCTTACTGATAGAACCTTAGTGGTGGGTGTGTAAAAAAGGTTTACTCCTGCTGTTGTTTCTACTCTCATGCATTTATCATTGTAATAACCCAAGAACCAGCCCTTTGTTCCTAGTCTAGACTCTACCAATTGCTCATAAGGGATATAAGGAAGGCCTACTACCTGTATCTTCTTATCCATCTCTTCGTTGAGTGTTCTGTTATACACCTTATAGTCTGCATCTGTTTCTATCTTCAGCTTCTCTAGCTTCTCTTCTGATGCTCTCTTAGCCTCTAGGTCTTCTATTACTCCTCTTGCTATCTCTTCAAACTCTTCTAGGGTGAAGTGTACGCCATAGTTTATTCCTGACTCTGCATAATTTACAAGGGTGTTTAGTTTTACGCCCATTTTGTCTTGGTAAAGAGATGTTTCTCTTGTGGGGTAGATAACGTCCTGTGTTTTTCTTAGTGTTTTCATCTGTTTTGTTTTGACATGAAATGTACTACTGTAAATATTAGAACGATTAAGGCTATAGGAATCCATACTGGGCTAAGTACCCACCACCAAGACCATTCAATATAATCTGTTAGCTTCAGTCCTATAAACAGAACCGTAAGGATAGTTAATCCACTTGCTCCTGCTTTGTTGTTTTGTTCTTTCATCTGTTTATTCTTTGTCCTAATACATTGTAAAGATACTCATTTCTATTAGAAACCAATGG